TTGCCTGAGTCTGTATTAAACGAGCTTGAGCTGTTCTTGTTTGGCCTTGGCGAAGAGGCTGACCTTGAAGAAGCAAAAAACGACTNAAGCAGGACANNTGGCTCAATTTTGAGTTCTTCTTGTGCTGCGAATTAGGAATGACGCTTAGCAGGCTTCGCACGGAACTAACCGATGCGGAGCTTGTGCATTTCGCTGCGTACTACGAATTAAAGGGTGAACGGGAACAGCAGGCAATGGATCGTGCAAAGACAAGACGGCGGTAAGATGAAGCCATTGCTGGGCGATTATGGCTGAAGCGAATGTACGGCTAAAGGTTGATGGCCGTGACGCCGTCAACCAGCTTAATCGCGTTAACAAAGAAGCTAAAAAACTAAACACAAGTTTTGAGCAAACCAAGCGAAAAACGGCTACCGCAACCGCGAACGTTCAAAGATTTGGAATTGCTTTTAGAAGTGTTGTAGGCCCAGTTGTAGCGTTAACGGGTGCCGTTGCTTTTTTAAATAAAAGCCTTGGAGTCTTTGCAGAAAGGCAGGCGGACGCAAATTTGTTGGCTGCTGGATTGCAAAAAATTGGGGCAGCAACTGGCGATCTTAAAAAACTTCAAAAAGTAGCGTCTGATCTTGGAGATCAAACGCTATTCAACCAAGAGGATTTCACCCAAGGGTTTGCCTTGTTGACATCTTTTAGGGCGATTGGTCAAGATTCTTTTGAGCGAGTAGCAACCGCAGCGGCCGACATGGCTGCAACGACAAAACAAGACGTTAATAGTTCTTTGCTGCAACTTGCTAAAGCTCTTGAGAATCCTGTTGAGGGCATGTCAGCCTTAAGCCGAAGTGGCACAACATTTACTCAAGTTCAAAAAGATATTGTCAAAGGCTTAGTCAAATCTAACAAAACATTTGAGGCACAAAGTTATATCTTAGGTTTGGTAGAGGAGCAATACAAAGGCAATGCGCGTGCAGCTGCAGTAGGTCTTGCCGGGGCTCAAGATACTTTAAGCGAGTCTATTAGGGACTTCAACGAAGTCGTTGGTCAGATTGCTTTAGAGCCTGCCATTATTGCTACCAATGCTCTTACTGGGTCATTCAAGCAAGCGACAAGTGAGTTAACTGAGTGGAATAAAGCTTTTGGCAAACTTAGCCAATTGCTCGCTCCAGTAACTGGCGGCTTAGACCTAGTCGGCCAGTCAATTCAAAACACAACTGAGCTATTAAAGCTTGGCATCCCGGGTTTGTCTGCAACTTTGCAGATGTATGAAAAAATTATCACTTCAAGGGGATTGTTAAATGCACAAGGTGAGTTGCCGGGGACATCTCAAGATTTAAGGCCAGGGCAAGGCGCGGCTTTAGATCCTGCAGCAGTTGCAAGATTTCAAAGGCAATTGCAGCTTGAAAATTTGTTTAAAACAGCCCCAAAAGTGCCGGGAGGTTCTGGTCAGGCAAGCCGTGGTAAAGAGCGCGTTGATATGTCGCAAGATTTATTTGACTTAAACAAACGCTTGCTTGTTCAAGGAGATGCGCTAACTGAATCTGAAAGAATTGTCCTTAATTTTCAAATTGAAAAGCAAAAAATTGCAGAAGCTAATCTATTGCCGCGTGAAGAAGAAATAAGGCTGCTTGAGGCGGCGGCCGGGTTTGAGCAAGATATTTTAAATCGGCGCGAAGAACAGCAAAAGCTTACGGACGAAGCAAATAAAAAAGCAGCAGAAGAGTCCAAGCGGCAGGAAGAAGCTGCAAAACGTCGGCTTGAAGCTGATCCTGGCTTCCAGATGCAGCAGCAACTTGAAAAACTTTTAGAAACACAAAATCAAGTTGCATTTGCAGCCACGTCAATGGGTGGTGCATTTGCAGATGCTTTTGGCGATGTTGTTTCTGGCGCCAAGTCTGGGCAAGAAGCATTAGCAGACATGTTGAAATCTATTGCGTCTGACTTTTTGGCAATGGCGCAAAAGATTATTGCTCAGCAATTAGCAATAATCTTGTACGGCACGATCATGAAGGCGCTAGGTATTGGCGCTCAGATAGGGAGTGGCACGGGTGCGCCTGATCCAACCAGTACAGCGCCAGGCACTGGACTTCCTTACTTTGGGCCAGCTTTTGCCGATGGCGGCGTTGTCAATAAACCAACTAACGCATTGATCGGTGAAGGCGGTGAGCCTGAGTACGTCATTCCCGAATCTAAAATGCGTGAAAGCATGGCGCGCTATTCAAGAGGTTCGCGCGGTTCTGGTGTCATACCTGACAATCGTGGCGGCTCTGCAGGCGATAGCGGTGGAGTTGCAGTTGCTGCTCCAATCGATGTTCGCTACACCGTGGAACGTATCAACAGTGTCGATTACGTTACGGCAGATCAGTTCCAGCGTGGTATGCAGCAAGCCGCTACACAAGGTGCTAGAGAAGGTGAGCAACAAACGCTTAAGCGGCTGCAAATGAGCAGTAGCACTCGTCGGAGGCTAGGAATGTGAGCAATTACGCTTTTGGCCATGCTATTAGGATTAAGTCTGGGAAAACGATTGATTACAGGTTTCAAAACTTTTTTGTTGGAAAATCTATTAAATACAAAGATGAACTATNGGACTTAAAGACTAAAATTTATAGNTTTGTTCCGTTTGGCTTTTCAGGCGTTACCGTTACTAGGACTGGCGACGGCTTAGAAGCTTCAATTGTTTTTCCGAATAATGATCTTTCTAGGCAGTGGGTTATTCAGGCAGTTGAAGAATTTTGGCTTATAGAAGTTGATGTCTTAATTATTGACAGTAGTGACAAAAACGCAAACCACAATAGGGTCCATACTTACACCGGTCAAGTAGTGTCGGGCCAATGGGACAATGTGTCGGCCAATTTGCAGCTAAGCACTGTTTTAGATGCTGTTGGGACGGATATCCCAAGGCGGTCACTAACCCGTCAACTTATTGGGAATCTGCCAGTCACAAATAATGTGCGGTTGCAGTGATCTAATTGGAATGCCGTATCGGTTAGGCGCTGACGGCAGTGATGGCTATATCGACTGCATTCACCTTTGCTACAAAGCTTTAGGCCATATAGGCATTGCTCCTCCACCGTTCAAGCAGTCCTGGTACGAAGCTGGTAAATGGGAAGTATCTCGTGATTTGTTGAACTGGGGTTACCGGGTCAACCAGCCCGAGTATGATGGCGACATTCTGCTGCTAGCAGAGCAATCCTGGGCTTTTGCAGTAACATGGCAAAAAGGCATTCTTTATATTCAGCCAAAAACGGAAAAGGTTCAGTGGTCTTCGGCCCAAATGTTTACGACGTACAACTGCTTCCGTACGAAAAGCAGTTAATTGAAACGATCGGGATAACAGAAGAAGAGTATAAACTTTTTGCAGCTGAAGTAAGGCGACGAGGTCATACAAGACCAGCTGATTACGATCATATCCCTGATATTCAAGCTATTGCTGCTGGAGCAGCAGCCGTGTCTGTTGCAGCTGTAAGCGCAAAAAGCGCGACTACTGTAGTCCTTACTAATCTTGCAATTAGCTTAACTCTTACAGGCATTGCATATCTTTTAACGCCAAAGCCAAAAATGCCAGGAGCGCAAAAACAAGGCGGTTCTATATCCCTCGATGGCATAACAGGCGCGAGTAGATTTACGCCTTCTCAAGGTTTTGATTCTATATCTGAGCTTGCAAGCTATGGTTCAGCTATACCTATTATTTTTGGCTTATACAAAGGTGGCATAGGAGGAATGCTTGTTACGCCAAAGTTGATTTGGTCTCGAATGTTTAGTTATGGAACGCAGCAGCAAGCGAAATTAATGTTTGTTGTTGGCGAGCAAGGCTTTGGGCGTTTAGGCATTCAACTTCCAGAACTTTCTGGCATCTTCCTAGGCAACAATGCACTTGATAGTTTATTTGAAGACTTTTTTGCTGTTTACTGGAGAGAAGCTACTAACGGGAAAGGCACAATAAAAGTAGATAATATTATAGAAGGAACGCAAGGGACTCTAGGTAGCGGAGACCCAGATGCGCCTAAAGCAGGCAGGAGAGATGCTTTTTTGTGCCCCACTGAAATAGGCTCAAGAGAAGACCAGTTCTGCCACGCTTATTCTCCGTCAAACAATACAAGCTTTGGAGTGTATGGTTCAATACCCAATGGAACAAGTTACAGATTAAACTACAACGTAATTTCTATTCCAGATCAATCAACAAAAAGGGCTAGACGGGCTGCAACTTTAAAGCGCATTAAAATTGTTGGCGATCAGAATTTTTTACGCAATGCAGGTTTAGACCTTGACAGCGGTAAAGGGAATAAAGCTCTTGAAGACATTAGAAAACAAAACCAAGCAGGACTAGGGCGAAACTACAGCCCAAGGATGGGGATAGTACGTGTCGAAAAAAACGACCGTTTAAACACAATTATACAAACTAGCGACAGCAGCCTTACAAAAATTGTGAATGTTAGAGCAGGCGATAAAGCTATTTTCTTGATTTCTAACAATAAAATAGATGTTGACACTTATAAAAGAAGCGGGAAGGGCGAAAGCGTTGAAGACATCAACACTGCAGTGGAAGCCGAGCAGATAGCGGCTGACGAAGCTATGCAACTTGGGGAGCATTTTGAAATAGGGGGCACAATATGGAAAGTAACCAATCGGACAAGTCAAATTTTTACACCTGAAGCTAATCAAGAAATTGAATTAACTTGCGTTAATGTTAAAGACTCACTTTTAAGCAAGATTGGGATAGTTAATAAAGATCGAGTCATGAATCCTGTTGGAGGCTACATAGGCGACAGTCCAGAAGACCCAGAAGAAGGTGAAAACCAAAGCGTTGACGAAACTTTTTACCCTTTAAACCGTTACTCAGTTGCGTCTGTACGCAACAATCGCAAGGCAATTGTTACAGAAATAGGCATAAAAAGTGTTGTTTATCAAAGGATTCAAGGGCTTTGTGCTTTTAACTCTTTACCTAGTCCAGGTGAAATAAATGAGTATGATGAAGACGATTTAACAGTGACAACCGGACAAATAAATTCTTATGTGGCACGTACAAGTTGTTTTCAAGTCCTTGTGCGCAGTGACAAAAACAAGAATTTCAAAAGGCTTGACTACGTTTTTATGGTGCAAGGAGCGACGCCAATCGCGCAGTACAATTCACTAAGATTTATCAATGGCGGGGACATAGGACCAGCTGAGTTAGAGTTTAAACTTGTTCCCGTTTCAGCTTCAGTCCTTAGAAAGTTTAAAGGAAGCTTCAACACTTTTGTCCAATTAGCAAGCAAGTTTTCACCAGACAAAACAGAATTGCTTAAATTGCAAGTTAAAAACATTAGTGGTCTTGGCTTCATTACAGTGGAATGCTCAGGAAGAGTTGTAGATCCAGATCCTTTTTTCCAAAACAGTGAATTTTTTAGAGCAGCAGAAGANGTNCCTCGGGTTGAAACCTTAGAACGGCCTGATTCCGTAAACGTCAGTAAACAAGAACCGGAAAAAGTTTCTGGAACGGTTATTGAAAAGCTAACAGGCAAAAAACTGATTGCAAATTTAGATTCAAGAAGAGGCCGCATGAACGCTTTTACATACGCGATTGCAGGAAGTGCTACAAATTCAAAGCAAACTTATTTTGTAGGCAAGACAAAAGAATATCCAACTGGCGACTCAACCCAGTGGGTGATACTTAAATGGGTTTTTGAAAGAAAAGAAATAAGCCAAAACAATTATGCGCGGCCTGGCCAAACGCATACCTGGAAATTTAAAAAAGTAAGCGTAGTTGGAAGCTCTATTGGGTTTACTAAAAACGACAAGCTAAGCATACGACGCGGTTCGCAAGCAACAAATGTTCTAAGTGGTCAATCAACTTACGCTGATCAAGCAAACCCCTTTGCAGTAGGGCACCCCGATGGAAATTTGAATTGGTCTGGGTACCAATTTAAAGTTTCAGAGGCAAAAACAATCGATGTTCCAGGGAGACTAGAGGCTTACCTTTATGAGCTAATGGGCGACCCAGCAGTACTAGAGATTGGAACAAAAAAGACAGCAATAATCAATGTTGTTGAAGGAGTCAAAAGCATCAGGCTAAATTTAACAAGTGAAGTTGTTGAAAGAAAAGGCCAGAATGTGTTTGATGTTGATAGAAAATGGCGAATGCCAACAGTCAAAGTTGTTGGCATTGGCACAAACAAAAAATGGGAAGTTAACGACAGATTCAGCCATAAGAAAGTTTTGTCAGCCCAAAATACTTTCAAGACGGTATATGCTGAAAGCGGACTTCTGTTCAGGGTTGCATCCCGCACAAAAAAAGTAACCGAAAGTTTTTCTTCATCAGCCGCTCGGTTTGAACAAAAGTCTCAAATTGCCGACATCAGCCTGTATAGAAATCTTGTTGAAAAATCAAATCAATCAGGAGCTGAGCATGAAATTGTTTATATCAACGAAATTCAGAATCATCAAGAAGAGCCTACTAGGAAGGATTTAACTTTGGCCGGTCTGTCTTTAAGAGCAGGTCAAAACTTTTCTCAACTTGACCAGCTACGCGTTTGGTTAAAAAGCGGTATTCCTGTGGTGCGTTTGCACCCAGACAAAACAAAAGCGTATAGAAGCGTTGATCTGCATGGCCCAAGCAACTTGTTTACTGATCTTGTTTATCACCTCTTAACCGATCAAGTAGCAGGAGCTGGCGGCTTGCTTGGGATGTCTGATAGCAGCCCAAGATTAATCGATAAAGAGCAGATGATAGAGACCTCACTGTTTATTGAAAAGAATAAACTATTCTTTAATGGGCCTATCACAGATCGGAACAATTTACGTGGACTTATTACTGAACTTGCCCCATATTTCTTATGCAACTTTATTATTGCTGATGGCAAATTCTCTTTAAAACCGGCGCTGCCGTACAACCCAAAAAGTGGCGCTATCAATGAAGGTCCAATCCCAATTGAGCAGTTTTTTACTAGCGGCAACATCCTTGAAGATTCTTTTAAAGTTGAATATCTCTCCGCCGAAGAAAGGCGATCTTTCACAGCATCAGTAAGGTTCAGGGAAGAAAGCCAGAATGCCTTCCCTGAAGAAAAAGTGATTACGGTTTCTAATTCTGGTACGGAGTACGACCAAAAGTTTGTTGCTACAAAACCTGTAGAGCAATTCGACCTAACCCAATTTTGCACTTCGGAGAGTCA